CACCCTACCCATAGCAATACATAGGTATCACCTGTATTCGCTTAGAGGGGCTATTTGAGCCTCTGAGGGGTATGCAGTAGAAGTCAAGGTATTTATGCATTCTTCCCTGCGGAAGCCTTGCCGTCGATAGGCCCGCGTAAATGGAGAGCCTACCCATACCGTATAGAGGATACTCCCAAGTACATGGGAGGAGGGTGCAGGTTACGTTGTCCTGATCCGAAATGGGGGTTGAGTGGAATAGATTAGGCGGGCGGGGGTGGGGAAAATTACTAGACTGGGGATGGGTGAGGCAGGGCAACAGCCAGCAACAGCACCCCCCAGTACCGGGCCGAGGGGTCTTTCGGCCTGATGATCGAGCGATCCACCGGCCAGCGTCTAGGGAATATCCCGCACACTCTCCGCACACCGGGACATTATCCCCAGCACTGGGGCCATTGCCCGCTGATTATGGGTAAGCGGTTGCCCTAGAGTACTTCGCAGAAAAAAGGGGTCCCACGCGGCAACTATTTTTGAGTTCGCAGGGGTGATAGCGACCGCCCGCTGCCACCCACGGGGGGCTTGGCGGCTCATTCCGTATAACCCCCTTCTATGGGTCAGGCAACTTTCTGAAATGTTTAATACAAGTCAACCCTCTGACTGTGATCGCTTCTCCAAATGCGACGCCCCCATCTGTCCTTTGGACGGTAATTGGGAGGATAGGGTAATGATTCAGAACGAGGCTATCTGTCGGTACCTAAAAGATGCCCTTAGAGGCCGATTTCTATGTACCTACCCGGACAATTGGGACTCCGGGGTAGTAGGGGCCATCTTAGATAAGTACCCCCATGTTGGTACACGAATTTTAAGATTATGAAAAATATTTATAAGAGTTGGTCCGGCGTTTCTTAATGCCTTATACCCTTGCGGTCTACGTTATGTTGGGCGGAGTGTGGGTTGCTGGGGGTGATGGGTGGCGAGATGTGGATTACCCCACTAAAGAAGAGTGTATAGAGCAGGCGTCATTTGCTGCTGATGTGGCTATAACCGCCACAAACGGGCCTTGGATGATTTTTGAATGCTCAAAGAAGAAACAGGAAATCGATGACATACAACGTAATTCGGCAAACTGAAGAAGGGTACCTTCTTTATAACCCCAACGATACTTATGTTGGGAGGTCGGTTGAGCATTACGGGGATTACCAGAGAGAAGAATTGAAATTTTTCTCTGACTATGTGAAGCCTGGAGACACCGTCTTGGATATCGGGGCGAATATCGGAACCCACACACTGTGGTTTGCGAATCGAGTCGGTTCAAAAGACGAAGGAAGGGTTCTGGCGTTCGAGCCGCAAAGGCTTGTCTACCAGACGCTATGCGCCAATATGGCGCTTAACTCCGTTGTATGCGTTGACTGTAAACATATGGGTGTTGGTTCAGCGCAGAAAATTGTGAAGGTTCCTATTTTGGACCCAGATGTTGAAAATAATTTTGGTGGGCTTTCCATCAAAGAACAGGATCAGGGCGAAGATGTTGCTGTTGTTCCTATAGACCATATCAACCTCTCACGGTGTGATTTTATAAAGATCGATGTTGAGGGCATGGAGCCAGAGGTTCTCATGGGTGGTTTGAAAACGATTTACAACCACAAGCCTGTTATCTACATGGAAGTTGATCGTGGAGAGAATACGCCGCTAGTGGCTGAGATCATGGACTCATTGGGCTACGAGATGAATATGCACACGCCACCCCTGCATTCCCCAGATTATGAACAAGAAAATATCTTCGGTGAAACTGTTTCTATCAACGCTATTTGCACTCCTCGCCATTAGTTACGGCGTATTTGGCGAATATCGGAGGGATGGATTGTGCGACGAAAGACCTTCGTGTTATGGAGAGAAAGAGTACGGGGAGAGTTCTTTGGTCGCTGGGGTCGCGATGGCGTCTCTTTACGCAGTATCTCGCCACGATCTACTTCCGCCGACGGAAGAGAGTTATCAGATAGGGACTCGGAAGAGTACCCGGAATCATTCGGTAGGGATTACCTACAGGAGTGACAACACGGTAATCCTCGATTACCACTTTTCATTTTAGGGGGCGAAACCGTGGCCGGTTTAATAAAGGCAAGAAACTCAAGCGAGTACAGGTCGGGCGGCGGAAAGCCTCGAAACTACAAAAGTGAATACAATAAATTCCATGCCTCTCCCAAAGCAATTGAGGAGAGGAGTTCTAGAAACAAAGCCAGAAGGAAATTGGCAAAGACGGGTCGTGTGAAGAAGGGTGACAACAAAGATATACATCACGCTAATCGACGCCCCACGGATAACAGTGCCGGGAACCTTAGAGTTATGCACAGATCAGTAAATCGTTCGATTAAATAATTATGGCTCTTTCAAAAGAAGAACAAAGGAGACTGCTTAAGGCTCTTGCTAAGAAGGACAAGCAAAAGGGTCGCTCTGGCAAGTCTGCACAGAAAAAAACGTCTACTCCACAGGTTCGCTCTGAGAGTGATCTTGAAAAACTGCTGCGTGAAGGAAAGATAACCGAAAGGCAATATCGTTTACGCAAAACAGCGAGGGCGGAAGTTGATCGCACCAATAAGAACTCGAAGGACCGTAAAAAGAAGCAGGAGTCATTCAACTCCTCTACAGAGAAGCAGAAAGCGCAGGAGAAGAGTACGGTCAGCGCCGTAGAGAACGAAGAGTTAAAGAAAAAATATAGGGCACGCGACGGTCGCGAGCAGAAAGGAGCGGCGAAAAAGACCCAACTCTCAAAGATGTTGAGGAGGAAGAAATTAACCGCCTCTCAATACAAATTGAAAATGGATGAAACCCGGAAAAGACTAAAGGCTGCGAAAGCCACAAGAAGGTCGTTCTTATGACAGCAGAAAATATTCAGCGCGAGCAGCGGCGGCGACAGCAGGAGCAGGAAAGATCTGGTGAGATGGATTTATCACCTAGCGGAATAGATATTGGTCATAAAGGTCGGCCACCACCGACAGATTTCGACGCCCCGACTAAAAACATGCTTAATATCGTGCGTACCGCAAGCGCGATGGAAGATAGCACTGAGAGAGCGATTAAAGATATTGAGGCTCTGCGGAGAAACACATTGAATTTGGCAGAAGAAGAGAGAAAGAGGAGAGCCGGGGCATGAATCAGCAATTTCTTCAGGCTTTGGCCGATTTGCGAAAAACCCGCCAACGAACTTTTGATTGGGACAAGTGGAAGGGTGTTGAGCCCGGTGCTAGTGGGTGGAAGGCTATGCCGTGGCAGGGCAACACTCCGCAGGTCATTGTTTATGACCCCAAGACGGGCAAGGCGTATCCAAATCCGCAGGCGGCTACGTCTGCTGGGGTTATAAATTTTGCTTATAACCTTCCTTCGGGAATGACCGTCGATTGGTCTTATTGGGATCAGTTTACTCAACCAATGGCGCCGTCTACCACGGCTTCTCCAATGATTGCGGATCAAACTTTGCCGTTCAATCCGGCACCTTATTCTCCAAATCAGTACCCAGCCGCTACTCCCCCAGTAAACAGCAGCCTCGCGCAAGATGAGCCCGAGGAAGAGCCCGAGGAAGAGCCAGTAGCGCCGGTTGATCCTTTTGCGGGGGTTAGCGCAGGAAGGCTCGCGGAAGCGAAAAGATACGCTGATGCAGGGATGTTTGGTCGAGCCAAACAGCAAATTGAATTGGGTGGCGGAACATGGGACGAGTCCGCCGACCTAAGTCAGACACTTAGGTCTGAAGCCTCCACCACGGATAATTATGGTGGCGACTTTAAGGACCAAGAGGGAATTAATGCCGTTGTTTCGAAAATAACATCTGACGGAAAGGTGGGTAAGGCTAAGAAAGCGTATGTGGCTGCGGGCGGTACTTGGAGTAAAGCGGTGCATAAGAGGCTGAAGGCCACTTATAACAGACAGAATAATAGTTAGGCGCTTAAATATGACCTTCTCTCAAGATTTCTTAAAGAAGTACGCGCAGATAGCGGCACAGAATCAGCAACAGGCGGCTGCAACAACCGGCGTGGCTGGCGAGATCGATGTAAAAACGAAGAAGGAGAAGGGCGGCAGGGTCGGGTGGAATTATTCGCTCCCAACTGATGTGGATGTGGTTGTGTACGACCCTTACTCTGGCAAGGCGTTCCCAAGCCCGTCAGTAGCAAGGGATCAGGGCGTTACACGGTTTGTTTATAACCTCCCGCCGGGAATGAAGATTGATTGGTCATATTGGGAGCAATTTTCACAGCCGAAAGCGCCCGTTGCGGGGGCTGGAATGCCTATTGCGGATCAAACTTTGCCATTCAAGCCCGAGCCGTATTCTCCAAATGAATACCCAGCAGCGCAAACTGCGGCGCCCGCATCCAATAATGATGATGGCCCTGCGGCAATTGACTACACCAATACAAGCGCTGATTACTGGAGAGATATTGCGGCTAACCGCGCTGACGAAGTATGGATACCTAATCTTGAGAAGACTGGTGCCGCTCAAACGGTGGGTGGAATCGCTAAAGCGGCTGGTATACGCGCCGTCACTGGAAGCAATTATGCGTCCAATGACACCTCACAGACCCAGAAGGAGATTGTTGTAGCGAGGAGGGACCGCATGGGCGTATTGCCTGGAAATGCTGGTTATGACCCGAATACTTATGAGGGCGATCCCGCTAATAATCCCAATGCCGATTGGGAAGCGGGTGGGGGAGCGTAATTGGACTCTGTTGAGTTCATAAATAAAGCCAAAAGTTACCTGCCTACGGCCTCTTTGCAGGAGGCGGGTATTTTTTATAAAAACCTGCTAACCAAGAACTATGATTTAACCCTCATTGCCGAATTGGCGAAGGTGGATCGTTGGTTTCTCTTGCTTGTTGTTTTGAATAGAAAGGACGCCGTACACCCTTGGTTGTACGACCGATGTAGAGAGGTGGAGGCTAACCCCGATGGGATGCTAGATCTCTGGGCGCGAGGCCACTACAAGTCAACGATCATTACTTATGCGGGAACGATTCAGGAGATCGTAAGGAATCCTAATATAACGATTGGAATTTTCTCGCATACGAGGCCCATAGCGAAAGGGTTCCTCAAGCAGATAAAGCGCGAATTTGAGATCAATGATTTTTTACGGCAGTTATTTCCTGAAGTCTGCTACCAGAATCCTCGGCAGGACTCTCCGCAGTGGGGCGAAGAGGCTGGGATTATTGTTCGACGCAAATCCAACCCAAAGGAAGCGACGGTAGAAGCGTGGGGCTTGGTTGATGGGCAGCCCATATCCCGCCATTATGATTTGCGAATATATGATGACGTTGTAACGAGAGACTCTGTAAACACGCCAGAGCAGATATCGAAGACAACGGAAGCGTTAGACCTTTCCCAGAACTTGGCCGGAGGCCAAAACAGGGAATGGTATATAGGGACTCGGTATCACTATGCTGATACTTATCGCGAATTGATAGATCGTGGTACGCAAACCAGAATCTATCCCGCGACAAAAGAAGGAACCCCGGATGGAAGCCCCATTCTCTTCACGCAAGATGAGTGGGATAAGAAGAAAACATCTATGGGGCAGTACGTTTTGGCTTGCCAGATGTTACAGAATCCAATCGCCGGGTCTGAGCAGGTCTTTGACCCAGAGTGGATTAGGCGAATAGAAGTTCGCCCACGCATTTTAAATATTTACATCATGTGTGACCCCGCGCATTCAAAGAAAGCATCGTCCGATAAAACCGCTATTGCGGTAGTTGGTGTTGATCACGCTTTTAATAAGTACCTGCTGGATGGCGTGTGCCATCGAATGAATCTTAAAGAGCGGTGGCAAACTCTAAGAAGGATTCGCGAAAGGTGGGTGAAGCAGACCGGGGTGCAGACGGTAAAGGTTGGTTACGAGCGATACGGAAAGGATTCCGATATCGAGCATTTTCAGGAAATGATGAAAATTGAAAGTCATTATTTCCCAATAAACGAATTGGCGTGGCCAAGAGAAGGGCCAGGTTCTAAACGGGATCGCGTTCAAAGACTACAGCCCGACTTTGAGAACTGGCGCTTCTTCTTGGCCCCGTCTTCGGACAGCCTAACTTCACGCCAGAAGAAGGCATTTGAGATGGGAGATGGTTCGCTGATTGTTAGACCCATTAGATACAAAGATGAGAATGGTCGCATGTATGACCTTACTCAGAAAATGATCGACAATGAGTACAACCTTTTCCCCGCAGTCCATGTTGACATGCTGGACGCTATGTCGAGAATTTATGACATGAAGGCATCCCCGCCACAGACTCTATTCGGTGACGATCTGGAGCCAGAAGCGGTTCCCGCTTATTGAGGATCGATTAATGCAAAACTCTCCAGAGCAACTTGCTACGCTTTTTCTTTCGCACTTTATCGATGTTCCGTTAGAGGAGTTAGAGAATTTAGAGATTACTCGCGCTTTGAGCGCGTTGTTTGCCAAGATTGCTGAAGAGACGATGGAAGCAATACAGGACTTTGAAATAGACATAACAGACAGGACACTTCATTGACATGGCTGGGAAGAAGGTAAAAACGCAAAATTATAGTTGGAAGGAAATGTGCGACAAGAAATCTGGAACGCCAGAGCCTATTGACGCCTATCGTTTCTCGACAAGGACGTTTAGAGAGAACCCGCATCGCCCTTATGGGCCAAAGAGGTAACTATGGATTTTAGAAAGTTCTTAGAAAAAAACAAAACTAAAGTGGTTCTTGCGGTCATTGCCGTTATTGTTGTGATTAACCTGATTCAGGGACTGATGTGAAGGTCATCATCGACTCCCATAAGGGGAGCATGATGAACGAAGCGACAGTGACCTCTCTTGTGAAAAATGTTGCGGATACTCTTTATAAGAATTATCCAGGTCACCTGTGGGCCGTTGGGCCGAGCAATGATTATTCAATGCTTGCGATTTGGAATGAAGCCTTATCCATGAGATATGGGATGTGGATAAGAATCGAGGATATCGATTTAGACTACAAAAACATAGCAGCCTGGGCCGGGGAACTTCTTGAGAGGGCGAAGGTGTCGAGAGGTGCAGCCAATTTCGATGAACTAAATAGCCTAGAGCGGAACATTGTTGGGGACGTAAAATTCGATGAATGAAGAAGTTCCACTGAATGAAGGGTCTGAAAGATCGCCTTGGCTAAAACTGGCTAGTGACGCATACCGGTCATCTACCAGTTACCTAGACGCGAATTATCGCAGGCAATGGGAGCGCAACATCTCTCTTTTCCAGTCTAACCATCCGAGCGGATCGAAGTACCATACGTCGCAGTACACCCATAGATCGCGCTTGTTCAGACCGAAGACTCGTTCTGCCATACGCACTAATGAGGCGGCGATTGCGTCAGCGTTTTTTGCCACAGAAGATGTTGTAACAGTCTATCCAATGAATGACTCTGATATAGAACAGAGGGAGTCAGCCTTAGTCTTGAAGCATCTTCTTCAGTATCGCCTAACCAAAACGATACCGTGGTTTCAAACTCTTATCGCGGCCTATCAAGAGGCGTTGGTGTTTGGGACTGTTATCTCTCACCAATATTGGGAGTATAAAGAAGAGAAGGCTAAGGCCGAAGAGCCGATTATCGATTACGAGGGGAATCCGGTTATTGGTGATGACGGGCTAGAGGCGACAAATACCGTGACCACGAAGCGGGTGGTGAAGGACTGCCCGTATGTCCGCCTTATCGCGTCTGAGAATTTTCGCATTGATCCCGCTTCGGATTGGAATGACCCTATCGGGTCGTCCCCTTTTGTTATAGAAGTTATCCCGATGTATGTTCAGGATGTTCTGGAAAAGATGTCGGACATCGATCCCAAGACCCTAGAGCCGAAATGGAAAACACTTAAAGTTGCTCAATTGTTAGAGGCTTCTAAGAAGTCTGAGTTTGACTCAACGAGGCAGACTAGGCAGGGCAAGAGGCAAGACCCGCTTGCTGAACGACATAACGATATATCTGAATACACCACTGTCTTCGTTCACAAAAACATTATAAGGAAGAACGGCAAGGATTGGCTATTTTATACAGCCGGTACACAGCATCTCCTGACTGACCCAAAGCCGTTGTCGGATGTTTATCCTCATCTAGCAGCGGGCGAGCGACCTTATGTGATGGGGTCGGCGACTTTAGAAGCGCACAAGGTGTACCCGTCATCTATGGTTGAGATGACTCAGGATTTACAGACTGCTGCAAACGACATTGCGAATCAACGAAACGACAACGTTCAATTAGTTCTAAATAAGAGATATCACATACGTCGCAGCGCGAATATAGATATTCACGCATTAAAGAGAAGTGTTCCGGGTGGTTCAGTGATGATGGACGACCCCATGACGGACGTGCAGATCGTTAACACGCCGGATGTCACCGCGTCAGCATACGAAGAGCAGGATCGGCTAAATGTCGATTTTGATGATATTGCTGGCAACTTCTCTCAGGGAACGGTTCAAAGCAACCGCATGATGAATGAAACGGTTGGCGGGATGGAGATGCTTGGGGCGAGCGCCAATTCGCAAATGGAGTTTATGGTACGCACATTTGCCGAAACATGGGTTCAGCCCGTTCTAATGCAGTTGATTAAGTTGGAGCAGTATTATGAAACAGATGAGGTTGTGCTGAACGTCGCGACTAATCGAGCCGCCGAAGAGAACAGTCAATCCGCTGCCGATTACCAGAGATTTACAGGAAGTGATGGCGATGAATTATTGCGTCACGAAATGACTGTTGGCGTTAATGTTGGTATTGGAGCAACTGATCCTATCAAGAAAATTGAGCGGTTACTTCTTGGCATCCGCACGATGGGAGAGATTAATCCAGATATCATTGGGTCACTCAATCAACCAGAGGTTACGAAAGAGGTTTTTGGCGCTCTTGGGTACAAGGATTCCAAGCGGTTCATTACTGAAGAGCAGCAGCCTCGTTTAGACGAGATGGCTGGTCAGTTGGAGGAGATGGGCGCCGCTATTCAGCAACTGATGGACCAGGGTGCATCGAAACAGATCGACGCAAACGCGAAGATTCTTGCTGCGACGATAAAGGCTCAGTCCGATGTTTCTTCCGCGAAGGAGAAGGCGCTGGGCGAGATCACGTCTACCTCTATACAGACAGATTCAAACGAGCGCATGAATCAACTGCGTCATTCAGTCAGCATTATCGATTCTAGGCTGAAGGCCGAGAAGAATGATATCGCTCGCGGAGAACTGTTGCTTCAGAAGGAGGCATTAGTCCACAAGATGCTGATGGATACGGAGCCGGAGATTGGCATTGATCCTGAAGGCAAGAAGATGAGTGAGGTTCTTATGAATGACCAGTATGGATCGATTCCGGGAGCAGACGGTTGAAACATTTAAGGGTCGTCGGATTAAATTATTTTACTCACGCGGGCCGCGCATTGTTTTATAGCGGGTGGCTTCTAGCATTGTCAGTGGCTGCTTTTGTCCATGCTTTATTCCCGACTGTGTTTATTGACACAACCAGTGATGGGGTCGCAAAAATTGATATCAGCATGGGGCATAACCCGGAAGACATTAGGCCGGAGTTGACTGATTAATGGAAGAAGAGGAACTGTTGGTCGCGGAAGCGAGGCTCGGCCTTCAGGCAAAGGAATTTTTGAAGTCTCCTATTGGTAGGTACATGGTTGGAAGGGCCGATAAAGCCAGAGAAGAGGCGTTTGAAGCCTGGACAACGGCGGACCCCTCTAATGAGCAACTCATCAGTGAACTTCAATTTCGCGCTAGGTTACCTGCTTTAGTCATTGGATGGCTAAGTGAGGCAGTGAACCGAGCACAATACGCAGAGGAAACTCTATCTGATATCCGGGAGTAAATATGACTGCTATCCAAAGTGATGAGGACGTAGCCCAAGAAGTACTCGACAGTATAACCAATGACAATTTATCGGAGCATCAATCCGAGATAGAGCGGATTGCCGCGAAAGTGGAAGAAGATCACGTCTTCGATGGAGACGGCCAAGAAGGAACACAGGAAGAGCAAGGAAGTTCTACCTCTCCAATGTACTTAAAAGACGATGAGTGGTACGTCAATGCAAAAGTAAATGGAGAAGATATGGAGTTGCCGTGGGACCAAGTAGTCGCACAGTTTCAAAAAAACTCTTCCGCAGATCGTAGGCTTCAGGAAGCCTCAGAAAGGCAGCGTCAGTTGTCTGAGTATGAGGAAAAACTGAATTCCTATAGGGCCAATATGGAGGCCCGTTATGCCCAATCATCTTCGGACGTTGGGGATCAACAATCGCCATCCGGTAACACGGACGCGACTGACGCTCTTTATGAGAGTTACCACGATGCCCTCTTTAATGGCGATGAATCTAAAGCAAGTAGTTTGCTGAAGAAGATTCGCGCTTCAGATAGGCCGCAGTCCAATGTCGATGTTAGTAGCATCGTCGAACGGACTAAATCCGAAATGAGGCAAGAGGAGACAGAGAGGCGGGCGCATGGCTATGAGGAACGGAGAAAGCAGGCCGTTGATATGTTTAACAACGAGTATCCTGAAATCACCGCAGATCCTTCATTGCTTGCAGTCGCTGATCGACGTTCTGCTGAACTTTATCAATCCGATCCTACCCGAGACCCGTGGGAAATAATGCAAGAGTGCGCGGACTATGCTCGCGAATGGCTATTTCATTATGTTGACGACTTGAGCGGATCAAACGATAGAAAAGAGAGAAAGCAGGGCATGGATGACGTTTCTCCCGTGAATGTTCGCGCCCGTATAGGCGAGGACCAATCGGAGCAAAGTTATTCAGACATCATCTCGGAGATGAAGAAGGAGCGAGGACAACTCGCGTAACCCTTCCGATTCTCTCAATTAACAATTTAGCAAAAAGGAAATAAGTTCATGGCTGGACAAGTATGGGGAACCAGTAGCCTAGGCGGCTATATGTACTCCCTAAATCTCTCCAAGGAACTCAGAATTTCCCTGCGCCCGATTGTGAAATTTCGTCAGTTTGCCGACGTTAAAGACGCTGCTCATCAGGGCTTGTCGAAGGGTGACACATTCCATTGGAACGTGTACTCGACGGTAGCCGCTGGTGGCGGAACCTTAACTGAAGGTACGGCTATTGGTGAAACCAATTTCACGATTACGCAGGGTACGATGAGTATCGCAGAGTGGGGCAACTCACTTCCATTCACTTCAAAACTAGACGACCTTTCGGAGCAACCCGTAAAGGAGATCATCCACAAGGTTTTGAAAATCGACGCAGCGCAGGCGCTGGACGATATGATCGCTGATCAGATCGACACAACTCCGTTGCGAGTCGTTCCCGCTGGGCCTACCGCTGGTGGCACCTCAACCGATTCGGTTGTTCTAACCACTAATGGTGTCTCAACCACGACTAATGATGTAGCCCTTGGTAAGGATCACGTTAAGGCGATTGTTGACGTAATGAAGGAACGTAATATTCCGAGTTACGAAAATGATGATTATTTCTGCCTTGCATGGCCTACCACGTTCCGCACATTGAAGAATAACTTGGAATCAATCTCACAGTACGTTGAGAGCGGTTTCCAGATGATTCGAAATGGCGAAACAGGCCGCTACGAAGGTGTACGCTTCGTTGAGCAGACGTATCGTGCCAAAGGCGGATCTGGTGATGGTATGGGTACTGCTACTGCTGCATGGTCTAAGGGTAAGTCGGATTGGGCAGTCTTCTTTGGCGCGGATACCGTTGCTGAAGCGGTTGCTATCCCCGAAGAGATTAGGGGTAAGATACCGACAGACTACGGTCGTAGTCGAGGCATCGCATGGTACTACCTAGGTGGAGCCGGTTTGGTTCATTCAACTGCCGCACAAGCCCGAGTGGTTTTGTGGGATAGCGCGGCTTAAAGGGGGCTTACAACATGCATTCGACTAATGGTGTAGGTGTAAAGTCGGGACTTTCTGATCAACAGAAAATCTCTTCTTCAAATAAGGAACTTGGACTTGACTCCAAGGGGAAGGACCAGAAGCCGCTAGGCACTGGCACTTCTTCGAGTGCGCCTAACGGCACACGATTGGACGGCGGTAGATAAGTACCGGGAGGGGGCGGGCTGAACCGCCCCCTTTTTACTTTGAACTATTGGAAAAACTTTTTCCTTGCCGCTGGAGCGGGGCATATGAAAGAAAATAATTACGCTGGAAAAGATAAAGAAATCGAAAAATCTTCTATTGTTTGTCGCGGAGAGAACGGACCGCACATGGTGGATGATTGGGAGAAGGGCGAGGTGTATCGGGAAGAGTTGTATCCAGCCCCCAAGGTTTACTCGTTCTCGTTTCCGCCTTTTCGCCGAACACGACCATTGAATAAGAGTTAAGGGTATGGCTACAGCAGACGACTCGGGTGCTAGTACAGAAGGGGAAATAGACGGAACAACAGACGGAGGTCACCCAGATCATGGAATGAGTGGCATTAGTGGTCCTACCGCTGGTTCTGGAATGGAAAGTGATGTAGGTGGTGCGGCTTCAATGGGTCTGGCTGGCACCTCTGGTGGCGGCCCCACACAGTCTGAGGGCGATCCTACATCCGCAGATTTGGCTGCGAGCAGGACGGCGCTTGATAAGGCTGCCACGAGTGCCCGCCGTAGCGCATTGCTGCGGGGGATGCCAGCGTATGGGAAAAAAAGCCCTTTTTCTAAAGCCACCGCGAAAAATCCTTCTGGAACTCCCGCAGGCAAGTACGACGCGTATGACCAGTCTGAGTCTCATAAAAACAAAGAATCCATACACGCAAAACAAAATCCCGCAAAACAAACTCACGCTAAAGGGCCGCACTTCGATCCAAAGCAAGCGTACATGGATAAGGTTGATGATCAGAAGCAAAGGGATTACGACACAAACATAGAAAACATGAAGGTTGACGTTAAACAAACGCTGGCGAAGGTTAATCAAGTGACGGTAGTCACATACTTTGGCATCCCACATAACAAGAACGTAATGAGCAAGTATGACCGCGAGAATGCATTAAAGGGTTTGCGGGACAAGTGGGGGACCACACTTGATGCCTACTCCAAGGATTTCAATAAAGCGGCGAAGTCAGCGCCTAAAGACCCTAATGTAAAAGGATTGCTGGGCACCATTATGGGGATGATCCCCGGTATGTCTGCGGCACAGGCACTTAGCGGCTATGCCACGGAACATGGATGGGGTTACACCGAAAGCGATATTGAATCCGCAATACATGATGCTGAAGACTCGGCTGGAATGCATGAGGGGGACCATGGTGCGGGCGGAGAGGATGAATGGAGAAAGGAGAAGGATGTTGACCTCAACTCTTCTGGCGGCGGCATCATAATGGACGTAATCAACCCTACCTAAGTGCCGCTGGGAGGGACGATGGAGAATGAATTAAGCGGCCTTGTCGTCCTTGATGTGATTTCTAGTTTATGGCCTATTTTCTTAGGCATTGTTACTTTGATCTTTGTTTTGAGTCGGCTTTGGACTGATGTTGAGGGCCTGAAGGAGAAAGTGAAAACTCTGTTCAACCTCTTTAACGAGAAAAAATGAAAATAGTTCGAGTTCCAGAAAAGTATTGGCAAAATCTTTCTGATGAAGAACTTGGAGGCAAGAGGGAGAATACCGTCTGCGTTATCCGTTATGGCGGATTTGGTGATGCCCTGCAAATAAGCCCAGTACTTAAGTTGCTTAAAGATAGCGGCAAGAGGGTCTGCGTTAATGTGACGGAACGCGGTGAAGATGTTCTTATAAATGACCCAAATGTAGATGAGTTGTTTACCCAGAAGAGCGATCAAGTGCCGAACTTTGAACTCGGCCCATATTGGGAGCGCATTACCCCGTTGTTCGACGCGGTGTATAACTTGGGCGGGATTGTCGAGCAAGGGTTGCTTTCTCTGGCGGGAGACCCAATTTACGACGCACCTCACACAGAGCGCCACGCCAAACTTAACAAGAATTATTCCGAAGCACTGCATGATGCTGCCGGGGTGCCTCATGTCTTTAAAACAAAGTTCTACCCTAGCGCCTCGGAGCATAAATGGGTGAGGGCACAAAGGCGGAATATGCGGATCGGCCTATCTCATTACGTTGTGCTTATTACGCTCTCTGGCTCTTCTGTTCATAAGGCGTATCCGCATATGGACGCTGTAATGGCGCATATGCTCATTAAATGGCCCGATGTCAGGTTTATTATGGTTGGCGACTCTATGTGCCAAATGCTGGAAGTTGGCTGGGAGTCAGAGCCAAGAGTATTTTTACGAAGCGGCAAATGGAGCATTAGACAGACCCTCGCGTTTGCTCAAACCGTTGATTTAGTAGTGGGACCAGAAACTGGTGTTCTCAATGCTGTCAGTTCAGAGGAGGTAGCCAAGGTGGCTCTCCTCTCGCATTCCTCTAAAGAGAACCTGACTAAGCATTGGGTTAACACCTCACCCATAGGGGCGGAAGGGGTTGATTGTTTTCCTTGTCATAAGATGCATTTTGGCTTTGCGACTTGCAGAAGGGATGTCGAAACAGGCGCCTCCATGTGCGCCGCAAAAATACATCCAGATGATATCGCAACCGCAATTGAACACCATAGGAAATTGAAAGATGAAACTAGACAGATCGCTTCCGTTCGGTGAAGTCTATGGCAACGCCTCTTGGCGCTATATTCAGGATGAAAGGTTTTTTAATGTAGTGGGCGAAGAAGTCGCAGAGGATGGAAGCCCCATTAAGCACGCTGATAAAACAATGACCCGCGACGAGCATGGTCAGGCGGACAACGTCAAATTGGATGATCTATCTTGGAGGGCGGTTAGGAAACTTGTTGAGAAGAATGATGGGAACTGGACGAATAAATCGGATGGCATTGCATTCTTGTCAAAAATTGATTCACCGGACTTTGAAATATGAATTTTCTTGAACTATGCCAAACAGTCCGTCAGGAAGTCGGCATATCGGGGACCGGTCCAAGTACCGTACTCGCTCAAGAAGGGCAACTCAAGGCCATTGTGGATTTCGTTGTTCAGTCGGAATTTCAAATTAACGGACTCTGGAAGGATTGGGATTTTCTTTGGTCTCAGTATTCGACATCGCTCGCTTTGGGAGTGTCGGAACCGGCTTTGCCGAAGCCCGCAGATTTTGGGACGTGGGATTTACGGTCTTTCTATCTTGATTATGAGACTGAGAATTGGAGTGGGCTGACGTATGTTGATTATATTGAGTGGCGAGATAGTCTACGGCAGGGGGTTCAGACTAACTCCACCCCAACTTATGTGATTGTTAGACCAACTGGGAGTCTTTTGGTTCACCCTCACCCGGACAAGGTATACACCATCACTGCCGATTATTGGCGCATTGGTTTGAAACTTGCTGAAAACCTTGACGTATCCGCTATCCCGGTCCAGTACCACCGTGCAATTATTGCAAGGGCGAAAACAATGTGGGCCGAGAGGGAAGAAGCCCCGGAAATTTTGCTTGCGGCATCAGCAGAATATCAGGATGTATTGGATAAACTTGAATCTCAGTCCTTACCAGAACAGAGGCGTCGAAGACTCAGCACCGCTGACACGGAAGAGGTCGTTCAAGTTATATGACGAATATTTATTCAGACTTAGTTTCGAGGAGTTCATTCCCTGCATCATCTATGCGGGCGAAGTACTTCCCGTTTGAGGGCGGCGAGATACTCACCGACCCCGCGTTATCCCAGCCCCCCGGAAGCCTGTTATACGGAAAAAACTATGAGGTGTACCCGGAGGGGGGATATCGACGCATTGACGGGTATGAGAGGTTCGATGGAAAAGTTAAACCTTCCGATAGCCTTTATTGGACTATTGATTTTCAAACTGGGGCCGGAGATGTTGTCGATACAGACATTATCGGCGGAGCCTCATCGGGGGCAATAGGCGAGGTCGTAGCCGCCCCGGTAATACAGAGCGGCACGATATCTGGGGGGGACGCTGTTGGGTACTATGTCCTTGCTTTGGTGGAGGGCGTCTTCACGGTTGGAGAGAACCTGCAAGTAAACGGAGTAACAAAGTCTGTTGTGAAGGGAGCCGCCGAGGCGTTGGGCGCTACTGTTGACGAGTTGGATTCGCTTTACAGTACATATTCTATTGAGCGGGCTAGATCAAAAATAGGTGCGGTTTCTGGGTCTGGGCCAATTCGCGGCGTATGGGTATACAACGGCATTGTGTATGCTTTTAGGGATAATGTTGGGGCAACTTCTTGCCATATGCATTATGCCGCAACAGATGATGTCGCCGCTCGGGAAACTTATACTCCCGGCGGGACAATCGTGGTTGGTGACATTTTCCGCATTACCATCTCCGATAGAGCCTTTCGATACGCCGCTACTGCGACTACCGCCGAAAGCGTTGTCGATGGAATTGCTGCCCTCACCAATGAAATAGAAGGCCACACGGTTACATCTGTAACTGTAACGGCTGGTGGTTCCGGTTACACCGATCCCGAAACAACTCCGGTGACTTTTAGTGCGCCGCCAAGCGGCCTAACGGCAACCGGAAGCGTAACGATATCAGCGGGCGCAATCTCAGCAATTACGGTTGAAAATTCTGGAAGTGGTTATGCGACGGCACCAACCATAACGATTGGTGGTGCGGGTACAGGCGCAACTGCAACTGCAACCATTACAGCCTCGAACTGGACGAATTACATAAAGACGTTGACAGGAACTCTAGCGGGCGGAACCGGTTACACATCGGTCCCGACCGTCACCATTACTGGCGGCGGTGGTTCTGGCGCACTAGCCGAAGCAACTGTAGTGGCTACCGTTGTGACGGCGATAACGTTGATTGATTCGGGGGCGGGATATACAAGCGCCCCGACCGTCACCATTACTGGAGGAGCGGGATCGGGAGCCGCGTTTACAAGCGCCGCGATAACCACAGGCTCTCTAAAGATGGTGACTGGGACGAATGTGTCAGACACGCTGCAATTGAATGCCGTTCTTCCGGGGACTGCTAGTGCATTCTCCGTCAGCCTGTACACGGCAAATAATTCTGCAACCCTTGTTAAGTCGGCGGATACGATATCCGCAGTTAATCAGGGTTGGGTGCAGGTCGATCTTGGTCAGTATATTAGATATACCAGCGGAACTGGCGTGGTAAGTATAGGCGACACACTGTCTGGGTCAACGTCTGGAGCGACGGGGTATGTTCGCCGGGTCATCATTCAAACCGGGGCTCATGGGACTGGTAATGCAAAGGGCATATTTGTTCTAAGCAACATCACTGGAACCTTCCAGACCGGTGAACCATTGCAAGTTAACGCAAGCACCAAAGCCGCATCTTCATCCGCTTTGGAAACTGTTAATTTAATACCTGGCGGCAGGTATGAGTTTGAGAATTATAACTTTGGTGGAACAACCTCCACTAACCGCATGTATGGGTGTGACGGGTTTAACCCGGCATTTGAATTTGATGGGGATTATTGGATTCCAATCTTCACTGGGATGGACGTGGATTCTCCGAGGCATATTGCGGCGCATAAGAAGCATCTCTTTTTATCCTTTACGAAGGGTTCATTACAGCACTCCTCCATTGGCGACCCCTATGGTTGGACGGTGGTGACGGGGGCGTCAGAACTTGGAACTGGCGATGAAATAACCGCGCTTCAAGTTATGAAGGGCGATGCGATGGCCGTGTTTAATAGAAACCGATCATACATCCTATATGGGACAAGTTCAGCCAACTGGAACCTTCGGACCTTCTCCGTTAACTCTGGAGGGATCGAATGGACAATTCAGAATCTCACTGAAACAATCTACTTGGATGATCGCGGAATAACAAACCTTGCTGCGGTGAACGCTTACGGTGACTTTGCCGTATCTACATTGAGCAAGAAGATAAAGCCAATCATTGATACGCAGAAGGGTAATTCTCTATCGTCTTTGCGCGTGCGAAAGAAGGGTCAGTACAGGCTATTCTTTTCGGATGGGTCTGGGGTGTATGGAACCTTTACAGGCAATAGGTTGGCGGGTTTTATTCGTGTAGACCTTGGCAAGCCTGTCTACACGGTATGTTCTGCCGAGGACTCATTGGGTGATGAGATTATGTTTTTTGGGTCTGACGATGGCTACGTCTATCAGATGGATAAGGGTACCTCTTTCGATGGGACCGCCATAGAGGGCATTTTAAGACTCTCTTATTACCACTTCGATACGCCGACACGAAACAAACGGTTCAGGAAGATTCATTTTGAGATGCGAGCCTCTAGCAATATAGAACTCAAGTTTCAACCAGATTTCACATATGGGTCTGTGGACGTTCCTGAAGGGCGCTCCGTAGATCTGGATATAGCAGGCGGTGGCGGATTCTGGAATATAGCCGACTGGAATACCTTTAACTGGTCTGGTCAGGTTGTGACCACGGCAGAGGAAAGCATTGATGGAATGGGAACAAACATGGGGATTTTAATTTTGTCTCAAACGGCATACGAGCAACCACACATCTTACAAGGCGTGACCGTCCATTACTCCAATCGGAGGATTAGACGCTAATGGCAAATGTACACTACACCCGTCAAGGAAGTTATACGAAGGGTACACTTGCTCGCGGCGATATTGTTAAAGCGGACTTTGACGCAATCGTTACTGGGTTTGACTCGATTGAAATACCAGTTAAGTCTTCTCTTAAACTGCGCGACGACGAGGATGTTCAATTTACCCAGACAGACGCTGAAAGGGCGCTGCATGTTGTCGCATTTTCTGCAACTGGCGTCCCAGAACTGCAAAAAAGCATTGGCCTATGGAAATCTACATGGGCCACAGCGACGGCGTACAACATCAGAGACCTCATCGTCGATGGAGCGGCGGGGGTGGATACAGGGAATGTTTATGTAGCACTTACTGACCATACATCAGGTACGTTTGCGACAGACTTGGCGGCCACTAAGTGGGAGAAGGTGATTGATATCGTTAGGGCAGAAACTGCCGTAACGAATGCCGCAGCGCAAGCCGTTATATCCACAGCGCAAGCCACTACATCGGCAGCAGAAGCCGTCGCGGCAGCAGCATCTGCTACGGCATCAGAAGTTAGCAATACCTCCTCGCTTGCCGCAAAGACGGAATCAATCACGGCGCGGGGTTTGTCAGAAAACTATCGGGATGAGTCGTACCAGTGGGGAACACGGGCGCACAACTCTTCTTATACAGACTCGGCCAGTCAATCTGGGTATTCAGCATATCACTGGGCCACAGAGGCGGCTACGTCTGCCGCAGTTGTGTCAGGTAAGTTAATAAAAGATACCGACAATGACACAACAATTCACACAGAAACTAGCACCGACGAGGACATCATACGGTTCAAGGCCGCAGGAGATGAACAACTCCATATCACCGCGTCGGGCGTAAAGATCATCACTGGTGCGGGAACAACGGCATACACGTTGCCCCGCTCCACTGGTGCAAGTGGGGATTATCTCGTAGCAACGGATTCATCAGGAACCATTGAATGGGATACATCTCCATCAGCAGGCTTAGAGGACTACGTTCTTCTTGGCATAGATGTCGTTTAACCAACTCAATTTAGGAAATACAATCAATGTCTAGTTCTAGGTTAAGAGACGCGGTTAATGCGATTGAGACAAAGGCCAAATCACTTGGTGATAGTGCAACCCAAGCAAAGGACTTAGTTTATCTCGCAAAATCGTTAGAGTCGATCTACGGCGCAAGCCTGACCGTCGATTTCCTCACTGATGTAGGCAAAACTGTCTACAACAAAGATGTAGAAGCATCAACTTCCGCCGTGACTCTCGATTCTGCCGATGTGCAGAACGATGTGGTCATAATCAACAACCCAACCGCAACGTCCGCCGCGAAGGTTTCAACGTACATTCCGGGCGGAACCATCGTTGTCGGTGATGGTTTTCGCATCGAAATTGATGATCGTTTGTTTGAGTTTGCGGCAACCGCAACTACTGCGACCAACGTAAGCACAGGTCTAAGTGACCAGATCAAGGTTGATTCAAATTGGTCTAACTACCTTAAGACTATGACCGGGACACTAGTGGGTGGGACGGGCTATACGTCAGTACCAACAGTCACCATAACTGGTGGCGGTGGATCAGGGGCCACAGCAGTTGCGTCAGTCAGTTCTGGTGTTGTTAGTTTGGTCACCTTAACGTCCTCCGGGTCTGGTTACACGACTCCCCCAACCGTTACATTTTCTGGCGGCGCCGGAGCAGATGCGACTTTCACTAGCGTTGCGATCACAACGGGAAGCATTACTCGTCGCGTGACTCCCAGTGTGGTGTCTAACAACCTGCAACTCGATGCGGTGTATTCTGGTACAGCAAACGCCTATGTTGTGAATGCTTTCTCAGAGACAGGCGGCGCTTCAACATTCTTGCTTTCTGCAACGTCAACAGCGGCGTCTGACAAGGTGCATACGGCGGGTACGGTTACTGTAACCATGCCTAGTACGAGCCATGCTGTAGTGATTAAGAATGGCTTGAACGCGGTAATGAAGGTAAAGACTGCTACACAAACCAACGAGCAAGCAGTCTCAATCAGCGCCTCTCCCGACAGCAAGACTCAACGCGCCAAGATGGTTATTTGCGATGGGACTATAGTCGATAACCTGTTTGATCTTGACGAGTTGGCGGCTTCTGCCACCTCTCCGATGACCACGCAGGGCGATCTTGAATACTACGACGGTTCAAATGTTGCGCGACTCTCCACGGGAACAAGGGACGCTATTCTTCATTCCGGTGGATCGGGTTCTAACCCTTCTTGGAAGCAGAGCGCGATTCAGCAGGATCAAACCATGCGGGTTTTCGCTAACGCGAATGTGATTGCTGACGGTTCTGGAGTTGATGTTGGTGATAACAATCTTCGCACGATGAATGGTGGAGCAAGGGACAAAGGAAACTTTACTGGATTCCCCGATCCGTATCAGCAGTCTCATGGTGCCAACGTCACAAGCGGTCTGTCGTTTGTAACCGCATCTGGTCGTGCGATGCACATGGGTCAACACGCTGTAGCCCAGTACGGTATGGGCAACGACAGAACTGGAGTTCAGTCGATGTCGTTTAATCACACTGAAGGTATTAACGGGTTGACCCCGTCACAAGTAGCGGATTACAAAGACGTTAAAATTCTCTATATCGTTGATAGCGGCCAGACAACTGGCATCCTGATGGATAACGGCGATGTCTGGATGTGTGGCTACAACGGTAATGGCGAAGTTGCTGACAATACATCGACGCAACGAAACATGTTTCGTCGCACCTCTTTCAACGAAGGCGTTGGCGGCGTACAGAAAATCAAAAAACTGATGAAGGCGGGAAGTAATAGCACAGGCTCAAATGGTCGTGTTGCCGCTGATACCTTTATGGCGATTGATGACAACAACGGCATATGGTTGTGGGGCCACAATAACTACGGGCAAGTTGGCGTGGGAAGCACCTCAAATAATGCGTCAACTAACTGGGCGCCGAAACTTCAAGGCTTCTTCAACCACTCATACAAGATTTGTAAGGACGCTTGGATAGGTGGGAAGAACACTTATTGGTGGGCTTTAGCGACAGATGACACTATGTGGTCGTGCGGTTATAACAGTCACGGTGAGTTGGCGTTAGGAGACACAACTCATCGATCAACACCAGCGCTAGTTGCAAAACCGATACATGATCCACATAAGGGGCAGTTGCAGAATGGTCACAAGTACAAGATCACCACGGTTGGAACGACTAACTGGACTACCCTTGGTGCGGCTACGGCAACAACAAGCACCGCGTTCACTTATAACGGCGCAACCGTTACAGGTGCAACTGGTAAGTGTCGTGCAGACGATAAGTGGAAAGAGGTTTGGTGTCACGGTGGAGAAAGCGAGGGTTGGACATACGTCCTGCTAGAGAGTGGTGCTTTGTATCACTGTGGTTTCCAAGGCGGTTACCAGATGGGTAACAACGGTGTTAACTCTAGTAACCAGAACGTGCTCATACCATGTCAGCCGGAACCGACCTCCACTTATTCGGGAGATAAGTTCTCATTTCATGGTGGTGATGCGGCTCACACTGTTAAGCGTATTTGGCCGAATCAAGCCTACTACTCTGACCAGTGCCAAGTTATTTGGCAGACTGAAGATAACAAGGTGTACGGGGTTGGTTATAACGGGCAGAGTCAGATGGCGACGGGTGACACGATTCATAACCAAACTGCAACTGAGTTGTACCACTTTCTTTCTGACACTACAGACCCGCTTGTCAGGTGGATATGGTGTGGATCAAACCGGAGTGATACCGGCGCGTATCCCAACTATATATACTTGAAGAAGAGTGGGTTGGTTTTTGCCGGTGGTTGGCAGAGCGACAGTTATACGAAGAACGGTTATGGGAACATGACCAACAACATCACTCGACCACAACTGGTTCATATGCCGATTGGTGTTCAGGGCAATATCATTGACATTTATTGTGGGGGAAATAACTACTACACCAACAAGTATGCTCTCCATTCGGATGGCACGATTTACGGTTGGTCATACGCCGCGAGTTACGCAATGGGTAGTGATGAAGTTGCAACCATGCGTCACACAGCCGGTGTTGTACGAGCCTAACGGGGAGAGATTCAAATGGCAAAAACAGTACATAAGTTCAAAGAGCCTACTGGTAACAGTGGGTTGAGTTTTGGTCACCCTGATCAGATTTATCTGTGCGAGGTAGATGGGTGGCATCATGTCGGGATTGAAGACAGTGTTGATATCTCGCTTGAAACAGACGTTGTTGATCTACAAGTTGTTGACGACGCGGACGAGTTGGGAATAGTAACGGCTGCAACGATTGCCAACTGGGGAGCAAACGAAGACAGTCTTGATGAGAAACTAACAGCCGCAGGGTTGTAAGTCGGATAGGGGGGGGGAACCCCCCCCCATTCCTTTGGGGTGAAAAAATGAATGATGAATAGAACCACACTAGCCGTTTTGTTGACGGTTTTTTCTTTGGGCGTTTTCGCTGAAGGTGACCGCACCACGCCGCCTCCATTCCGAAGTTTTACGGCGCCTATGCTCCTTCATTGCGTTGAGGGGATGGAAAAGATGGCTGAGATTCTTGCTGAATATTATTCGGAAGCCCCTGTCGCACTGATGCGTCTAAATGTAAATACAAGATCAGTAATATTCTCTAACGCGGATGCAACTACTTCTACAATCGTGATAGATCGGCAAATACAAGGCGTTTCTTTGACCTGTGTTTTGTGGTCAGGCCGCTCAACGATTCCGGGGGGCGCGTTTTTAGTAAACCCTGACCCGGAATTTCCAGAAACGAAAGCAGGACAAGTGGGGACATAGATGGAACCTGGAATTTTAGTAGACGCGGGATTCGCCTCGCTATGTATTGTCGCTTCGTTTGTCCTTCGAAGGGTTTTTACACTCTTCGATCGGCTTGTGGCTGAAGACAAACAACTGCATGACAGAATAACTAAAGTTCAGACAACTTATGTAAGCAAGTATGATTTTGATCAGGCTGTAGATAGGATTTTGGAATCCATAAACCGAGTAGAACAGAGAATGAACGAGAGCAAACATGGCAACTAAAACAATTGAAGAACAAACCCAACAAACGCCTGGGTCTGGGGGTCAAGCAGTTGCCCTAGATGATAAGAAACCTACGCTCAAGAAGATTTATGAGTCAACAAAAGAGGCTAAGAAGACCGGCGCAACGGTTACCGCTTCCGAACAGCCAGAGGCGATATCTACCCAGCCTGATGTTCAGAAAACCGGCCCTTCAACAATACAGAAAGCGAGCAAGGGTAAAGATTTAAGCCTTGCAGCGGGCGGCGTATATCCTGAAGGCGTTCCACCAGGAATGACAAAGTTGGCGTGGGATTACGACAA